CATTATGCAAATGGAACTGGACGATATGCAAAGAAAGAAGAATGATGAAGTACAAAGCAATAGAGCAGACAGTTCAGATCACACCTGATATTGATATGATCGCCCCTGACTGGTTCACAAAGAAAATGAATACCGAAGAAATTATGATAGATCGTGTACAGAAAGACGGAGCAACAGCCGTTATAGGATGCACGGTCTATTTTAATGCACGAAGATATAAAGGCAGCAGACTTGTTGCAAGAATAGGAGACTATGTTGTAAAAGATTCAGTCGGTCGATTAAATGTAGTTCGTAAGAATGACTTTGATCGGCTGTATAAGAAGGAGGAAGCATGAGATATTTTAACGATTATATACGATCCCCAGCACAGACACAGGACAGTATACGAAAGTCCTTGAATCGAGTAGATATTACTAAGAAGGACGAAGAAAAGCAGTACGTCTTTGGATGGGCTAAGATTGCAGTCGATGAGAATGGAAATCAGCTGATTGACCGCCAGAACGATTTAATTGATCCGGAAGAACTAGAACAGACAGCATATACCTATGTAGAGTTCTATCGTGAAGCCGGAGAGATGCACGAGCGAGGCGGTGCAGGCGTTTTAATCGAGAGTATTATATTCACTAAGGAAAAGATGAAAACTCTCGGTATAGAGGAAGGTACGTTGCCAGAGGGCTGGTGGGTTGGATTCCATATCACAGACGATGAAGTATGGGCAAAGATTAAAGACGGAACTTATACGATGTTCAGTATTGAGGGCAAAGCGAAACGTATTGAAGTCGAGGAGGAAGAATGATGGACAAATATATCGGTGCAAAATTGATTCAGGCAGAACCAGAAAGAAATCCAGTCACAAAGGAGATCACAGGATACAAGGTTGTATACCCGGATGGGTACGAATCATGGTCTCCGAAAGATGTTTTTGAAAAAGCATATATGAAAGTGGATGATAATAAAAATCTTCCATCTGGAGTAAGTATCGGGCCAGAAATGGTCGATGATTTTATTGCATCTACGGAGACAATCACGATGGGAGAGACAACAACAGTTGTTCGTTGTGTGCTTCGAAATGGTTTTGATATCGTGGAATCATCTTCGTGTGTTGATCCAAAGAATTACGATGAAAAGATCGGCAAAGATATTTGCATGGGAAGTATCAAAAACAAGATCTGGGAACTGTTAGGATTTTTGCTGCAACAGGCGTGGCAAGGAATTAACTAGGAGATGATCGCATTCTTAAGATTAAGAAATCACACCGACAGGATGAATGGATCGTGTACAATCCTGATTGCTTTGAATTGCACCATACGCACTGTAGGAATAAAAGAGTTGCGATCGCAATCAAGAAGAACGTGGAACGTAGAAGAGTTCCAACATCCAGAAATCTAAGAACCTTGGAAAGTCACATAAGACTGACAGGGAACAAGAACTATAAAAGAAAGATTCAGAAGATCATTGAGGAAGTGAAATCTGAAAGAAAAAACTGAAATTTAGTCTTAAATTAGTTAAAAATTAAGTTAAATCTAAAGTTTAGTTCAAGAAATAGTTAAATAGTTCAACTAAAAAAACGATAGATCAATAAATTAGTTCAACTAAGGACCATTTTGCAAAAATGCAAATTGGTCTATTTTTATGTTTGAAATTGCACTTTGCGTTTTTGAAATTGCACTTTGCGTTTTTGAAATTGTACTTTACGTTTTTGAAATTGCACTTTGCGTTTTTGAAATTGCACTTTGCGTTTTTGAAATTGTACTTTACGTTTTTGAAATTGCACTTTGCGTTTTTGAAATTGTACTTTACGTTTTTGAAACGCAATAAAACGCATTAGAAAATGCAATTTTCGTGTTCAAAACTCGAAAAAGTGTCGTTAGAAAGGAGGAAACATGAAAACAAAAGGAAAGACAAAGCTGGAAGATCTGGAAGTAAAAAAGATCGATGCAGTAGACATCGGAGCAGATCAGAAAGCAAATATCCTGATTAAAAAGAGAGGAGGTGCAGAAGAACCGAAGGGAAACTTTTTCAAGCGATTCTTTAATGCGTTTTGTGACAGCTTAGGAGTAAATTCAGAAGATGTCAGAAAGTCAATGGAAGATGAAGCAACATCATTTGATGATGTAATGAATGAAAAGAAGATCTACGACGTGAGGGATCAGATATGGAATGCCTGCAACTCTCTGGAGCAGTCGATTGTGTCAATCTTACTCGATAAAGAGTGTGAGGATAAACAGGCAGCAATCGCACAGAGCATTGATCAGTTTAAGGCATTTTCGGATGATGCATCCAAGTCTTGGATCAAATTAGAACGTGCAGCAACAGACAAAGAAGATACTGTTGTTGCAGATGACTTTGAGATCGCAAAAATGCAAGAAGTCATTGAAAAATCTTGTGATCCAGAAACTATTAACAAAGAAAAAAGAGAAAAGGAGAATGAAATGGCATTTGATATTTCAAACATGACAGAGGAAGAAAAGAAAGAAGCATTAAAAGCATTACAGGATGATGCAAACAAACAGGATACTCAGAAAAGATTTAATTCTGGAGCTGGAGAAGATCAGATTCAGGAAGCAGTTAACAAAGCAATGAGTAACGCCATGGAAGATGTTACTAAGAACTTTTCTGACATGATGGCAAAGATTATGGAACCAATCCAGAAGAGAGCAGAGGAAGCAGAACAGAAGTCCTTAGAAGAAGTTGCTAAGAAGTATGAACTCTTAGGAACAAAAGCAGAGGAATTAGTGCCAGTTCTGAAATCCATGAAAGCAACATCCGATGAAGCGTATAACAACTTCATTGCATCCATGGATAACAACCTTGCGGTAATTCAGAAATCAGGTCTGTTTGAGGAAATCGGTAAATCTGGTGGAGCTCACACAGGAAATGACGATACAGAAGGTGTTGCAAAGATGAACGCAAAGGTAGCAGAGATCAAGAAATCTATGCCGAACTTAACGGATGCACAGGCACAGGATATCGTCATGCAGAATGATCCTGAATTAAGAGCAATGTTCGACAAATAAGAAAGGAGGTACAGAGAAGATGGCAAACAGAACATATGAATACAATCCGATCAATGCTAGCCCAGTGATCGTTGCTACAGCTGGAGAAAATCTTAAAACAGCTGCAGCAGTCTTATTAACAAAAGATGGAGCAAAACTTCCTGAAGCTGGAAAGAAAGCAACAGGAATTGTGATCCTTGAAAATGAGACAGTAGCCAAAGGCGATGATATTACTGTTCAGATCAGAAATCAGGGCATGTGGACCGCTGGTGCAGCGTTTGATTCTGGAGATTTCCTTGCTGTAGATGCAGAGGGATTTTGTCAGAAGGCAACCACAGGGCAGTACATTTTAGCTATGGCACTTGCACCGGCAACAGCAAAAGGAGATATCGTAAGAGTTGCGATCATCCATGCTGGATACGAAGCGTAAATAAAGGAGGAATAGAATAAATGAGCACAGGACATAATAACGCAGCAGCAATCGCAGTTGATATTGCGAAAGGCTGGAAACCTAATTATTACTTAACTAACATGGCAATGAGCTATTTTCAGGCACCGGGAATGAACGTTGCACCAAGTATCTTTCCAATCCTTCCAGTACAGGCAAGTACAGGAAATTACTACATTTTCAACAAAGAAGAGATTGCAAAAGATCAGGTAAGAAGAAAGCCTAAATACGGCAAAGTAGATCCAGCTGTATTTTCTCACTCAGATGGTACTTACAAATGCGAGGTAGATCAGGTTATTGTCGGTGTAGATAACATCACATCTCTGGATTATCAGAGAACAGGAGCACCAGCAACGATTGATCCAAGACGTGCAAAGGTAAGACAGATTTCGGAGCAGATGAATTTACATCTTGATATGATCTTTGCAAACAAGTTTTTCAATGCTAATGCATGGGGAAATGTTAAGACAGGAGAAACAACAGCTTCAACATCTAAACAGTTCGTGCGTTTCGACGATGCCAATGCTGATATCGTAGGTGCGTTTGACGATATGAAACAGGAAATGCTTTTAAACGGACGTAGATTACCAAACAAATTATGCTTAGGATATAAGACATTTAAAGCAATCAAGAATCATCCACAGTTCTTAGATCGAGTTGTTGGTTCAGGATCAACACCAAACCCAGCACTTGTAGACGAACAGGTAATTGCAGCGGTCCTCGGCTTTGAAGAGGTTAAAGTATTGTATTCAACATATAATGCAGCAGAGATCGGTCAGAAAGCCGATATGAAGTTTGTCTTTGACGACAGCAGTGCATTAATGACTTATGCACCAAAAGAAGTATCTCTCGAAGAACCATCCGCCGGATACATTTATACATGGGATATGTTAGGAAACGGACAGTGGATGGCTACATCACAATTTGACGGAGAAGGTGGAACACATACAGAGTTCATCGAAGGGCTTATGGCAACGGATATGAAGAAAACTTCCGATGACCTTGCAACTTTCTTAACAGGATGTGTATCCAAGTAGGAGGTGCTTTATATGAATTATGTTGCATTAAAACCAGTAAACTTTGGTGGAAAGCAGTATAAGATCGGAGAGACTATTCCAGAGGGTGTCGTAGATGAACGACGCTCTCTCTTTTTAAAGAAGTCTGGACACATTGCAGAAGTAGCGAGCGTAAATGGAGCGTATGCAGAGGATTTGAATGTTAACCC